AAAATTGTCTGAACTAAAACCTGTATTTGCTGATTATGTGAATACCAAGACTCAATATCAATCATGTAACACTCCGCAGCAATGGACTTGCAAATTTGATAAATGGCTCTTTAATGAGTATGAGTTTACAAATGAGGAGATTGACGAATTACATACAAACAGAGTCAGACAAATCGGACGAGAAACTTCTGAGAAAGTTACTAACTGATGATTTACCTGATGAAGAACAAATTAAAATTATTCGTCATGTTTTTTCAGATCTAATTAAGTGGACTTATGAAGATTTAGTAATTCATCTTACACAGATATTTAACTTTACTAATGAAGAATGTTCACAGTTATTAGATAGGTATCCAATTCTTTCAGCCACCACCACAGAAGTAATTACAATGAAAGCACCCAATTACAATGCAACAGCACCCAAGGATGTTTCAGCTATCACCGAAAATTTATGGCAAGCAAGAAAGCTTGTAGTAGATGCAAAGAAGCTAATCTCTGCAACTGCCCTGACACCAGGGGATTACGACAGTCAAGATGACTTTCAAGATGCACTAGTAGAGAGATTAGAACTTCAAAAGAATTTTCTAATTATTAACAAATTTTTAGATAATCAAATTAACTTTGCTCAACCACACATACCAAAAAAATGAAATTAAAGTCAACAACCTTTTTACCAGAAAACATTTTCGAGTTACAAGAAAATAATTTACCTAAAGAATCCGACAGTGATCCTTGGGGTAAAGTCATGGTTTATAAAAAAGATACAGGATGGTCAGTCATTGATGTAAATTCTGTCTATGCTTTCTATAAACATCTAAATCACACACATTGGACATTTACTCCAGAAAAACCATGACAAAAAAAGAATTCTCATATGTAGTTATCTCTAGTTCTGGAGATAAGGTTGAAGAGATTCATGGAGTTTATAAAGATGTTGAGGGTGCTTGCTATGGTGCAAGGTCAGCCTTAACTAATTTATTTCCTAATCATGGAGATCAAGCAAAAATTATCCGATGTGAAATTATTTCTACAGAAGATGCTAGAAACCAGTTTGAGGATTCTAAACCACATGACTTATTTGAAAAATGTGAGGATGGTTATTGTCCTTTACCAACATCAAAAGCATCATGACAAATAAAGTTCAAATACTTTTAGGTGATCTTAAAAGAGAAACTAAAAGGTATCAAGATCTTATCAATGCACAGACTGAAAGATTAACCACTATCAAAAATCAAATCGATTTAGAACTACAAAAACAACACCAAAAATCCAATGACAAAACAAAGAGCAACTAATGAACAAATGGAAGAGCGTATTAATTATGCTGCTGATCGATTAGCTAAAGGTGAAAGATCAATGGAAATAGTTAAAAAGCTATCTATAAAACATAATGTAAGCCTTCAACAAGCTAGAGACTATGTGAGGGAGGCTAGAAATGTTGTCACAGAGTCTATAGCACCTAATGATCGTGCCTTTATTTTCTCTAAAGTTATGAGTTGTTTAGAACAAGATCGATTAGATGCTAGGAAAGAAGACAATTTAAAAGAACAAGGCAAGGCTACAGGAGGGATGGTCAAGATGGTCAGTATGTTGACTAGTATTGATCAAGTAGGTAGTTGGGATGATTCCAGAGATACTTACTTATTTAAAAATTTTTCTGAAGCAAAAAAGAAAGTAAAACATGTTGATCTTGATGCTTTAGATGACAATGTCGAAGATTTACCTTTTTAAATTATGAAAACACTGCAAAACATGAGAGATCCTTCAACATTAATAGTGTTGAATCAAAAAATTCTAAAAAAATTAGAAAATATTGAAAAGACTTCACAAAATCTTGACAGAATTACTTCTGCATTAGAAAGGATTGCTACTGTTTTAGAGAGTGATGTTCACATCAACATTGATCACGCACATATTGATCAGATAGATCATAATCATGTTGAGGGTAAGATTCATACTCACGAAGATAATTGGTAAATCCTGGGGCAGAGGATTGCGATTAATCTTTATTCATGCTGCCTTAATTAAATGAATTTAACTGCTCGGTCTAAGTGGTTACTTTCCAATTTATTTAATTATGATATTAGGTTCTTATCGTGGAATGATAGTAGCACCAACTGGTTGAGAGTCCATTTCATGGCTATCATTAAGTATGATCTCGTAAGCCCCCAAACTTTATAATACTTTTACACACTTTACACATGACTTCATTCAAGTACAAAATTAACGAAAGAGTTAAAGAAAGAAATTCCAATCGCATTCATGGAAGATACATAAATCATTATGGTAAACAAGAGATAATTAAAACAAGAAGAGGTATAGTCACGGGTATGAATATTAAAAAGAATAGTATTGGAGCCAAAGTAACTTATTATCAAGTTCAATGGGATAATCAATCAAGACCTACTGAGATACAGGCACATAGAATTGAAAGTGAGGAAACAAAGTGAGGAAAAGACTTTCGTATGTGGTATGTCCTAAATGTGAGGTGTATACATTTCAGAAGGTATTATTTACAAGAGTACATGATGATCATAGGACTCTAAGAAAAAGAGAGTGTGAAAGTTGTAATCATAGATGGAATACCATCCAAGATCCAGAACAAACGGTTGATGATATCACCGAAAGGAAGTTTTTGGGTAGGGGGGTATGAAGCCTATAATTAAAAATTAAAATAAAAATAATGATTATTGTTCTTGGAATACTCTTAACCCTAGGTGTAATAGGGATTGTCATTCTTTTAAAAATATACAACCCACATTAATTTACTTTCGTTTGAGCCGTTTTACTTTCGTTTTTCAGATATATTTACTGGTTTAATTTTCTAAGTAGATCTTGAACGTCTTTTCTTTCATCATCGGTAAGAGGTCGTTCTTCTTCTTTATTACTATAAGGAGGGGCTGAAAATGAATTACCCTGTGATTTATATAAATTTGGATTGTTAAATTGTGGAAACTTGTCAGCTTGAATATCTGTGACTACTTGATTAGTCGTAGGATTTGAAAGTTGTCCATATATGTAGTCAGTTTTTTGACCTTTTTGTAATTTTAATTCTGAATCTTTAAAATCATGTTTATTTATAATTTTTCTTCCTTGATTTACTAAATCATTTGCTGCTAATAAATCGTCATTACCCATATATTCATTAAAAATACCTTCAAATACATTGGCCTCCTCTCTGTTACCGACTGCATTCATTCCATTAATAATTAAACTTGCTTTATGGTCTAGAAAATGTTCAGCTCTTACAGATGCATCTAAATCTCTTAACTCTTCATTCTTTAGATTTTGATTTACGGTATGTCGATGCATATCTCCAGCGTGGTCATGTATCTTTGCTACTCCATAATCTACAAATTGCATTTTATTAGTATTTGGATTGTAAGTTATATGTTCTTCTCTATCCATTCCTGCTGAGTCTTGCAAATCTGCATGAATAATACCTGCATCAGCTAAATCCAACTCTCCTTTCGCCTTTGCTAAATTATATTTTCTAGTCTCATTACGTACAGCTTGAGCTTCTGGATTTATTAATTTATAAATAGGTGCATCATCATCGGCTGCAATCATTTTATTTTTTACAAATTTTTCTAGAACTCCTCCAGGCTCTGCTGCATAACCTTGACTTCTTAACGTATTTACCTTATCCATTTCAGTAACATGAATAGTAGGACTAGCAAATCTACCTGTAGTGTCTAAAGATCGTAAAAGATCCATTTCATCTTGCCTTGCAGGAAATGTTTCAACTGCATGAACTTTAGGTGCTCTTCCCATTTCAGCTGCTTTGAGTTGTGCTTCTACCTCTTTCTCTGCTCTATTAATGTCATCTTTCATTTCTAGTCTTTGAGCTTTAAATACTTTGTTAGGATCATCAGGATCTTGAAATGTAGTACCAAATGCACCAGCACCTAAAACTTTATACTTATCATATGCTTCGGCAAAACCACTACCTAAAGTTTGATCAAACGCTTTGTTTCTTATTGGAATATATTCTTTTGGGTTATCTGGCAGAAAAATATCTGGATCATCGGGATTCATAGACTCTAAGTAACCTCTTACAAAATCTCTTTCACGTACACCACGAAAATTATTTAGGTAACCTCGAAGGAACTCTTCTCTATCCACACTTGACCTAGAATGTTATTAATACATTTTAAATCAACTTAATGAACGAAATAACTATTTTTATCTACCTTGTGTTCTTCGCAGGTATCTCAGGTGCTACCTTTGCCTTTACATGGAGAATGATGACTTTAACATTAAATGATTTTGATAAAGTTAGAAAAATACATCCAGAATTAGAAGATGTAAAACCTGGAGATGAATTGCTTGTGTTTAAAGTTGAGGAGAATAAGGATTAGAATAATAAAAAGTTGAAAATTTTACAATGGTGTTGAGAAACTTTGATGCTAAACAATACCTAGCAAACTATGCAGATCTACAGGAAGCCTTTGGTGATGATGAAAAAAAGGCAAAAGATCATTTTAGAACCTTTGGAATTAAAGAAGGTAGAGTAGATACAGCTGCAGGCGGAACTCTTTCACCTGAAGACACCGCTACACGATTAGCAGAATATAATAAAACTACAAGAGATGTTAATCCAAACTTAGGGGCATTTGACGCTAAACAATATTTAAAAAATTATGTTGACCTTCAGGAGGCATTTGGTACTGATGAAGGTAAAGCTCGACAACATTTTCTAGATTATGGAATAAAAGAGGGTAGAGTAGATACCCAAAGTGGAATTAACAGTGGCATTCTTTCTCAAACAGATCAGCAAAGAAGAGCGAGAAGATTTCTTGAAACAAAATTATCAAATTTAGGACCTGATGCATCTCCTGAACAAACACAGGCATTGCAACAACAAATACTGCAAGCATCACCAGGTGATAGAGAAGCTAAAGCAGCAAGGATGAAAGCAGCAGCGGAAAGAAGAGAGGGCTTCTTAGCAGGTAAAGAGGGTGCTACATTTGATGCTGATCAATACCTAAAAAATTATGTTGACCTTCAAGAAGCATTTGGTGATGATAAAGAGGCAGCTACTCAACATTACAGAGACTATGGTGTAAAAGAGGGACGGACAGATACAACGGATAAATTTAATGTGGGAAATTACCTTTCTCAATATAAAGACCTTCAAGAAGTTCTCGGTGACGATAGAGAACAGGGCTTAAAGCATTATTATACACATGGATTAAAGGAAGGTAGATCACCACAGGGAGGTTCATTGGGTCCAGATGAAACGAAAGCGTCCTTTGATGCTAAACGATATTTAAAGAATTATGGAGATCTTCAGGCAGCATTCGGGGATGATACTGAAAAGGCTAGACAACACTATCTACAATATGGAATTAAAGAAAAAAGAACTGATAGAGAAATAGATCCAATACCTTACACACCACCATCTCCTAGCCCTAATCCTCCTACTCCTACTCCTACTCCTACTCCTACTCCTACTCCTACTCCTACTCCTACTCCAACTCCTGAGCCTGATCCAACTCCAACTCCAACTCCAACTCCAACTCCTGAGCCTGATCCAACTCCTACCCCTACTCCTAAGCCTGATCCATACAGAGGACGAGATCCATTCAGAACTTTTGATCCAAAAGGTGAAAATCCTTATAGAGCCCCAAGTTACGAGGCAGCCAAAAATAGAATGTATGAGATGCTATTTGATAGAGCAGAAGTCAAAAGGGAGAAAAGACAAATGAGAAAAGCAGAAAGAAAGTCTATAAGTGAAATGAATAAGCGAGAACAAAACAGAAGAAATAATTATGGAGGGGAAATAAATATTGGAGATGTGCAAGGGGATCGTGGTTCTGTAGGAAATCTTGGTAATATTTTAGGGTCATAGTAAAGACAAAATTTTAAAAGGTGTTTTAATAGAATAAATACCTTTAGTATGAATATACATACATTTTTTATCATGCAACTTAAAGAAAAAACTGATCTAAAAAAACATCATGCAAATGTTTTAAAAAAACTTGATGGTGTACTTTCTACAATTGATAAACTTAGAGAAGATGCTTTGTTCATAGATAAGATACATGGTGAACAGGAATTAAATCTTGATCAGACAATAGAATTATTAAATGGTATAAGATCCCATTTTCTACCACCAAATGCTCCACCAGAATTAGCTGCAGGTTTCGAAACTAACTCTTTTGATGTATCATAGAAAGGCACTTTACTTATATAAAAATGCCAAGAATCAAAATTGAATATACAGATCCTAACTCTTATAAGGATTTTGAATACGAATATAATTTTGGAAATGATACTTATGATGATTTTATTCCTCTTCCAGAGATGCCAAGTATGCCTCAAATAGTCGGATCTTTGACAGAATATTAATTTTTATAACATACATTTTCGGCAACCCTTACCATTGCTACGCTTGAGTTCCAGACCCTAGTAATAGCAATGGTTTTCTTATGTACAAATACTTGTGCGATGCAAGTATATCTACTTCATAATAAAGTACTCGATAAAAAATAATTATGGAAGACACAAATCAAAAAACTATAAAACAGTTAGCTTGGGCAGTATTATCAAAAGCCACAGGTAGTCAATTAAGTCAGGTAATTAAGGTCACTGGATATAAAGATGCGGACAGGACTGTAGCAGAAGCACCAGATAAATTTTATAAGTCAGGTCCTTTCTACATAAGTTGAAATTCATAAAAAATCCGCTATCTTTTCATAAGAGAGTTATTAGATTTAATGAAATTTCCTATCACTTCTTACGTGGTTTTTGTTCATAATCAAACAATTGGTGCTCACGCTCCACAATTTGAAAAGATTGATGATGCTGAAAATTTTGCTAATTCTATAAGAGCTACAACATCTTTAACAGTGAGTGAACCAATACCTGTAATTATGACAGAGCAAGTGAAATCTGAACTTAATACTGGTGATTAATAATTTTTATGCTATCTTGAGTTATAGAATACATTCAAGCAGATGGCAGTTGTAGTAAGTGTTTCCGTTCCTGATGATTTAAATGCTAAATGGAAACAATCAGATTTAAAAATAAGTCCATCACAAATCTTTCAAATAGCTTTAGAAACTCAACTTGATGGAAAGAATAAACATCTTCAACACTGGAGTTCTAGAGCTCTAGCTGCTGAAAAAAAATTAAAACTTATACAGGCAATGGTTGGTGCAAATGATAAAGAAGTTAAAAAGTTTGCATGGTTTGAACAAGATAATTAAATTAGACTTAAGTAAACACATTGATAATTGTATGAAAGTTGTGATCACTCCTACTTTCCAACAAACATCTAATCAAGAAGAGTTGTTGCAACTTCATGATTTTTTTATAGAGTTAAAAGAAAATAGATTAATACCACCTCAAATGAGCATATCTCAATTCAAATTATTATGTTATGAAAGAGGATTAAATGAGTATAGAAAAGATCTTAGAGTATTTGATTGTTGAGTGAAGATAGAATGACTTAATAAAACAGTTCTAATCATTTTCGTAATGGTATCAAATAGTATTTATTTCAATAATAATTTAAATGGAAATATAAGACTAGCAAACGCTGGACCTTCCACACCAGTAAAATACTATGAAGACAGTAACAGTATATTGCCTGATTTTGGATCAACTCGTGTTGGTGAGATAAGAATAAAACCAGGTTATACCATGCAAGACGTATTTGGCCTGCCAATCGATCGAGCAAGTACAGACGAGAACTTTAATACCTTAATAGCACAAGGCAAAGATACAGATTTTAATACACAAGACAATAAACAAAGTAATGTACTTGATAGAGTTGCTGATTTTTTTTCTAGAATTAGTAAAACTTAACTAAAAATAGAAAAAATCTTAATCATAGATTAGGATAAGGATATGAGTGGTGATTTTGGGCTACATAACGAACCTGTGATTTTTTACAGTCATGAAATGACTAAATCAAAAAAAATTTTTTTGAAACATAAAGGTATAAAAATTAGTTTGTTTAATAAAGTTATAAAAAAATTAGATAAATTAGACTAAATAAAAGAATTTTTTATAAAAATGCCACATAAAATGGAAAAAGTTATGTCTGAATATAAAGAAGGCAAACTTAAATCTGGTGGGGATAAAAAGGTAAAAAAAAGAAAACAAGCAATAGCTATCGGTCTTGCTATGGACTACAAAGCTCATGGTAAGAAAAATCCAAAAAAAGCTTAATTATTTAATTTTTTTCTCAAAGTAGCTTTATTTACAGCTTCAGCTCTTTTTGTTTTTGCAGTAAGAGTGCCTTTAGATACATCAACAAATCTAGGTTGAGCTTGTATTACTTCTTCTTTTAATAATTCTGTATTTGGTTTAATCATTTTTTCTTCATACTTTTTGCAGCTCTTTTACTCGCCATCTTTCTAGCTTTTCTAGCTTTCGGTGTATTTTTTACAAACTGTTTACCTTTTCGACTTTCACGTTTCTTTTTATCATCAGTTTTTTTTCTTTCAGCTTTTGACATGGCTGCCCACGCAGCCTCTGGTAAATATCTTGAAGTACCCTTCTTACCTTTTTTTATTGCTTTATCAGCCATATTAGCAATCCTTTATAGGTCCTCCAAACAACCAAGCATCACATGTCCTTGCACTGGCACATTTGAATTTAAATAATTGACAGTAACCTAAATCAGCTCTTCTCTGTACATCATAAGGATCAGCTGCTTTATTTTCATTTATACCTTCAATTATGCAATTAATTATTTTGTCAGATTGGTCAAAGGCCGAACAATTTGCACAGAGAGCTGTCTTTACAGTCCTCACATCACTTTTCCATAACTTAGCTTTCTTTTCCCAAAAACCAGGATCAGGGTTGGCTGGATTTAAAGGTCCGTAACCATACTTTCGAATAGTATAGTTTCTATTTTTGACATTCTCATCTACATCTTTTGTGGCTGTAGGGCAGGATTCTCCGACTTTAGTCGTCGTTTTATTGAGAAGGATTACTACTTTTGCTTTCATTTCTTTATTCTAACTGCACTCCCCTTCTCAGCTGCATATAAGGCAAACGATTTTGCAGCAATACTATTCAAAATTAAAGTAATATTATTTGAATCATTTTCGTCGCAGACATCACTCTCTAAACATTTAACAACAGTACCTCCTACTATAAGTAGTTCAAAGATTACTACAACAAAAACTAACCTTAATGCCCAAGTTACTGAATTCATCAATCTTTTTTCTTTTTCTCATATTCTTTTCTAGTCATCCATTTTTCTTTACCCCATCTCTTGAGATCTTTTTGTTTCTTACCCTTACCTCCCTTGTAACCTCCTCCTTGAGCTTTATATTTTTGTGCAACTAACTGTGCTTTTCTAGCTGACCATTGACCAGGTTTTCCTCCTTTAGATCCAGCTTTTACCTGATTAAATATTCGTTTTCTTAATGCAGGTTTTGTGTATTTTGAATCGTCTTGTGCCATTTAAAATCTGTTTTGTATTGGCTCTTTATTAAGAATAACAGGGGGAATACTATCAGAATATGACCTCGATACCTCTCTCATGTAATGAGGATTATTCATTTCAAATTTTGGTTCATTTCGTCCTATGTATGAAACTACAAAATTACATTTATCGGATTTTTCTTTTTTTTGTGGCAAAAATGGATCTGCAAATCCTGCTGTAACCAATGAATAATCATTGTACATATTCGAATATTTTACAGGAAAACTTGGATAATAACCTTGACTACCAGCAAATCTCATTAGCCCATCTTATTATTTAAATTATCTTCTATATATGATCTAAGGAAAGGTATTACTGGAATCTCCATAAACTCTGGTCTATCGTCGATTTCTTTTTCATCAGGATATAGTTTGTTAAATTCCTCCATAGTCCCAGGAAATTCACTAGGCATTTTATAATTTTTTGGATTGACTTGTATAGTAGGAATAGGTTTTCTTGATCGTTTGTCAAGTACATTTTCTATTGTCCGGTCTGGATTATCTCCTAGGTATTCTTTAGGCATCTCACCTCTTAATACCATATCGACCAAATTTTCTAAAGATGGATCACCAAACGGTACGTCCCCAGCTGGTGCATTTGTATTTACATGATGAGCTAACATCATATTTCCAGAATTTTTATTAAAAAACATTATTACATGCCCTGTTGTTTCATAGCTTGTAAGAAATCAGCTGCTCTTTGTAAAACACTAGTTTTTGCATTCTCTACTTGTCTTTGAGCTAATTGCTGATCTCCAGGGCTTCTCATAGATAAACTACCCATTGGAGGATTATTAAAAGCCTGTCCGTTCATTTTGCGTAAAGTGTCTTCGTAAGAGTGACCTGTAGTGCCTGGCATTGTTTTAATTACTATTTTCTCAATTCTACTAGTAGTATTTACATAAAAAAAGACCTAGAGCACCACCTCTAGGTCGGAAATCACTTTACTTTGCACACATACATGTTTCGATGAACCATGCACTTTTCTACACTAGCGGTTATAAACCTTTAAAGTCAACCTATAGCTGGAGCTGATAGAGCAACTGGTGTAGATTCTGCACAAGCTAAATCAAGTGGGAAGTTGTGAGCGTTACGCTCATGCATTACTTCAAAACCAAGGTTAGCTCTGTTAAGGATGTCTGCCCATGTAGGAACAATTTTGCCGTTAACGTCTACAACTGACTGGTTGAAGTTAAAACCATTTAGGTTGAATGCCATTGTGCAGATACCCATTGAAGTAAGCCATATGCAAACTACTGGGAATACAGCTAAGAAGAAGTGTAAACTTCTACTGTTATTAAATGAAGCATATTGGAAGATCAAACGACCGAAGTAACCATGAGCTGCAACGATGTTGTATGTTTCTTCTTCTTGACCGAACTTGTAGCCATAGTTTTGTGACTCAAGACCAGTTGTTTCTCTAATTAATGAAGAGGTTACTAATGAACCATGCATTGCTGAGAATAATGCTCCACCAAACATTCCAGCTACGCCAGCCATGTGGAATGGGTGCATAAGAATGTTGTGTTCAGCCTGGAATACAAACATGAAGTTGAATGTACCAGAAATACCTAAAGGCATTCCGTCAGAGAATGAACCCTGTCCAAATGGATAAACTAGGAATACTGCAAAAGCTGCTGAAACTGGAGCTGAGTAAGCTACACAGATCCAAGGCCTCATTCCGAGTCTGTAACTAAGTTCCCACTGTCGTCCCATATAAGCTGAGATACCGATGAGGAAGTGAAATATGACCAATTGATATGGTCCTCCGTTGTATAGCCACTCATCAACTGTGAGGGCTTCCCATATTGGGTAAAAGTGGAG